AGCTTGTTATCAGTGTTTCCGCGGCCCATGGATTGGATCAGGTTGTAGGTCTTATCCACAGTGCCCTGATCGCCGTCGTCATAGTGTTTCGACCAATTCAGCGTAGTAGCCCGCGGCGGGGATGCTGGGCGGATGCCGGACGATGTGATCCAGTCTGACTTGTTGATCCGCGTCCACCATGTGATCCGGTTCATAAACTTCCGGCCATCAGTAGAATAGTCGGAAGCGGATATAGTATTGAAATCAGATCCAAAAGTGTCGATCGATCCTCGGGGGCTTGTTGTAGATGTATTTTTTACCCCGAGCATTTTATGCTTGTGGTTTGATGTATCGCTGGAAATGCCACAGCCGATGATATCCCGCGGCCACTCAGTCGCACCAGATGTGGCGGGCAAATTCTCGGGATCTCCCATCACGCCGCACACGGTGTAGACACGAGAGCCACGGGCAGGTCTGTCCAGTCCTCCAGTGGTGGCGCCGCTATCAACGCTCCAACCGGTCGACGGCCAGACTATGTAGCACTCTATCGCGACAGGTGAATCGCTGATATCGTAGCTTGAACCATCGTTTTTTAGAAGTTCCTTCCAATGGACGCCGCCGTCAACCACATCATATGTAGTGGTGGTACCTACGGTCACGCTGTTCAAATTTGCAGTGTTAGATATGCTGGACAGAACCGAGTCCGGGTCGTTTAGGGTCCAACTCGAATCGGTTAGATCCACTTCAACCCAATCAATGTTATCCGGCGTGCCGCCGCCGCCTGCTGCTGGTGCGTTGTTTGTTACCTGCATGTTCTACCCCTCACACATGACAGAGATCACAGTGCTGCCCGTGCCGCTGGCCACATAGAACGCCGCGACGCCCTTGCTGACGTTGATGCCATCAGTCACCGAGAATTGATGCGTGGCGTCTGCCGTGACCACGATGTGATTGGCGTTTATTGCGGCGGCATCTGTGCCGGTGAATGCCAATTTTCCGGCGTTCGTTTCGAATCTGATGGTGGCTGTTTTGGCTGCGTTTGGGATGTTCACCTGGGTCGCCACATCAACACCGCCAAGGGTAAAGCGTAGAAGCTGTGGGAACTGGGAACCGTCAAGTGTTTGGGCCATCGTGGGCCTCCGTTGTGGGGGTTATGGTCGGTTTGGCAGTGCAGCCAACTCGACCGAGGTGGTGAAATTTGCGAAGTCGGGGCTGACTGCGGTGACCAGGAACGGGGTGCCGCTGATTGTCTTGACGCCATACACGGCGCCAATCGGAGCGTGCAGGTCCATAACGTGGTCCGACTCCACCGTGACCACATCGCCGGGCACCAACTCAGACCACCGCCATCCAGCCAGGTTTAACCGTAGCTGATTCGGGAGCCTGGTGTGCCAGGGCATCAGCCGCCGCTTGATGTGAAGCCCGGCATTGGCCTCGTTCGTGGTCTCCACATCGTCGTCGAATACCTTGCCGTTTGATGGGTGCTGAAATATCTGGGTCGCCGGCAGGGTCGTCGGTGACGAACTCCCGTCGGCATAGTCGGTCGTACCCGGTGGGCTGAACTGGATCACATCGTCTCGCGCCTCTGGATGATACAGGGTCTGCCCCTCGACAGATACGATGTCGACGTCCGTGATGGTGCCGTCCGTGTAGATTGGAAGCCCGCTATCCGTCGCGATGTTCTGGGCTGCTCTGAATGACAGCCGGCCCTGGCGGACCACCAGCCAGGAGCCGAACGCCGCCATATAATCGGAGACAGCCGCCCATGGGTTAGTCAATGGCTGCGCAGTCACGAAGTCCAGTTTGAAGTCCCCATATGTCGGGTGTAGCCTGCCCGTCTGCCGGCTCCAGTCGTCGGTGTCTACCGTGGTGAAGTCCTTGTACAGTTGCAGGTTCCACCCATCCGGCAGGGTGCCCGCTGATGTGTCCCGAAACAGCAACTTCTCCCACGTGGTCGGGATGTCCTCGAACGTGTAGCCAAGTGATGTCACGGTGTCCCCATTCGCTAGGGCCGCTCTGGTGGTGCCCATAACGTCTGTCTTGACCACCTCCACCCGATCTGATCCGGGTACTATCTCAGTGAATTTCATATAGAACGGATCGCCCGTGGTGGGCTGGCAGTGCAGAAGCCCCCGCGCCGCCGCCTCGTCATCCATGTCGAACCCTGTCACATCGTCAAGGTTCAGCCAGTCATCAGTCAACCCGAATGCACCATCGGCGCCGGTCGTTGTGCCCGCGTCTTCAAACAGGTCGCGGTAATCGGTGTTGTCCGACCGTGACTGCATGTACCCGAAGAAGTCGCCGAACTCCATCACCCACTGGTTGCGCGCTCCGCTGATGCCCTTGTACTGGAAGATCCCACAATCGCCCCACTCGGTATAGTCCATGCCAGCAAAACCGACCTTGAGACGGCACAGCATCCCGCGCGGTATGAACCGGGCTATCCAGAAGGCGTGGTGTCGCCCGCTGAGCGTTGCTCGAACCGCTCCGATGCTGGGCTGCCAGGAACGTATCTGGACACTCTGTGTGGGCGCTGACACGCTTAGAAGCACGTGGGCCATGTTGGGCCCCCCGGTGATTCCGTGGGTGTGTAGGATGTACCGTTCTGGGCGATAGTCGAACATCTCCGGGTTGGGCGCATCGGTAAAGTCCAGCGCAAACATCGGTTCGCCACCGATGGCCAGGCGTTCACGGAAAGCTGATGACCACCCACCCATTCAATACCCCAACAGCCCGAGCATTCTGATGGTGTCACCCAGTGGGTCGGACGCCCCCGAATATGTCATCTCGCTGCCTGAATCCTTTGGCCCGCCGATGCCGCCACTGCTGCCGCCCGCGCTGCCAGATCCAAGCGGGCCGAATACCAGCGAATCCAGATCGTCGGCCTTCGGGTCAGCGCCCGTGTCCACGATGGTCGGGCCATCCTGGTCTGCTCCGTCTGCCATGGTGCGCAGATGTGCCGGGTAGACCTCCAGCGTCATGTCCAGGTTCCAGCTTATGCGATGGTCGTGGGTCAATATCGGGTTGCCCATCTGACCTTCTGGCCAGAACAACGCCGGGAAGAAGTCACGATGGCGAAATAGGACAGGGCTCGCGTGGTTGTACTTGAGCGCTGTCTGTAAGGTTAGCTCGCGTATTGCGCTGTTGAACGCCTGGACCCTGACTTCCTCGCGTCGTGGCGATGCACCGAAGCTCTCCACGTGGAATACGTCACCGTTGGCCGGGTTGCCGCCGCCATAGGTGCTGAGCAATTCCGGTTCCACCCAGTGGGTCGTGTCTCCGCCTGTGATCGACGAACCAGCAGTACCGAACGCCGCATAAGCATTGTCCGAATCCACAGCAAACGAGATCGCCCCGCCCGCCTCAAGATGACTCTGGAGACTGTATAGCTTCTCAGCCAGGGCATCATCACTGAACCGCTCGTGAATGATGCGCACCCGCATGCCCGACCGCCTGGCTACCCGGCTGAATGCTCCACCGATGCTGACGGCATCCGAGACCACCCGATACGGGGTGATTTGCAAGTCGCTCAATATCTCGCCGAAGTCGATTTCCTGACGGCCTGCCACCTCGGTCGATGTGGGGAACCAATATATTTTCGATGTGCCCATCAGACCAGCCCCGCCAGCGGTTCAGCGTTCGAGAAGATGCCAGCCCGAGACCGGCCCTTCTCGCCAAACTGTCGATCGAGCAGGCGGCCCAGCGATTCCAAAGCATTCGGGTCAACCACGTTGGTGTTGATGGTGATGGCCTGCCCGCTGCCTATGTTGCCCGCTGCCGCCTGCATCGCTGATGTGGATGCCCCAGTTGACGGCACCACCCGCTCACCAGCGTGGAGCATATGCAGTCCGGTATCTGACACGAATCCTCCGGTCTGCATGGAGCCCTTCACGAGTCCCTTGGCGCCCCGTATGACCTCGGATGCACCAAGCGTAGCAGCCGCCAGCCGGACGCGCCCTGCGGCTTTCTGGGGCGTGAATATGCCGCCCTTTTTCTTTAGCGGATTCAGGTCTGACAGTGCCGCCTTGATGGTTTTCCATGCGCCAGCAAACCACTTCTTGACGCCCTGCCAGATCGCCTTCGGCATCCCATCGATGAAGAACCGGAAGAATCCGCCGATGGCCTTGACCAGCCACTGCCCGAACGTCTGGATAAGCTGCTTCGGTAGGTCGATGAACAGGGCCTTGGCTATCAATGGGGTAGCCTTGACAAGGCCACCTATCAGCTTCGGTATGGCCTTGATTAGCTCCACCGGCAGAATGCCTATCAACTCGGGCAGCACCTCGGTCAGCCCGATGATCATGCTCTTGATGAACCCCTTCAACTCTGCCCTGATTGCCTTGGCGCCCTTCTCGCCCATCGATGATAGCGTGCCCATCATACCGGCTATCGCCGCACCCTTCGGACCCATAGCGCCGACCGCATCCAGAATACCGCTTTTCGGTGATGCCATGCCATCCAGAACACCCGCCGCCATCTCGAACGGCAGGGCCTTCATGCTGGCATTCATCTCATCCAGTGACAGGAGCATATCGTCCCATGTTTCGGCCTGCTTTGCTGCTGCCTTCGCTGCGTCCTTGCGTGCCTTCTCTTGGGCCTTGATGTCTGCCTTGCTCGGGCCTGGGGCCTCGTCGTCCTCGTCCTTTGGCTTCGCGCGCTCCACACCAGCAGCCATAGCCTTCGGCAGATTAGCAACTCGGTGCTCCACGCCTGCTACCAGATCCTCGGCCATGGTTGCGAAGCCTCCCATATCCTGTAGGACATCCTTGGTGTCTGCCAGTGTCGCCAGCCGTGATTCAAGCGCTGCGCGTTCTTCTTTGGATGGACCGAGACCGACAACAGATGCCACATCAGCGATGGACAGCGTCATCTCGGTCCACTTTGTGGATATGTCCATGATGGCAGAACCCAGCGCCAGGAACCCGTCGACCAAGTACCCCATCATTTTGATCGACACGAACAGGCTCCGAACGAACCCATCAGCGAACACCTTGGACATCAGCGATATGCCCTCCTGATTCTTGCCGATCAGATGCAGGACACCGCGCAGCGTCTCTTTCGCCGTGTCAAATAGCCCCGCGTCCGCTGTTTCCTTTTGGAACTTGAACCATGAATCCTTCAGGTTGCTCAGCATCCCGTCGAACGTTTCAGCGAGCTTCTGGGTGCCTCCCGCGAAGATCCCATCCTCGTCTGTCAGTGTCTCGACGAGCGCCGCCTTGAATTCTTTGGTGCTCATCTTCAGGGCATCGCCGCCCGTCTTCAATTCCACTTGGGCACGTAGCGCACGCCCCGCGATGGTCTCAACAGCACCGGCACCAAACTGCATGGCCCGCCCGACTTCCACCGCAGCGCGCGCCACATCGACACCCATGGCACCTGCGAAGTCCATGATCATCGGCATGGCTTCTTCAGCATTGACGCCTAACGCTCGAAGGTTGATCTCAGCCTCCACCAGCCCCGGCAACTCGAACGGGGTTGTGGAGCCAATCTGGAACAACTCATCTAGTCGTTGCTTCGCTGCTGCCGATGAACCCATAAGCACATTTAGGCGGGTTTCGAAGCCCTCCATCTGTGACCCCGCCGCGACGAACTCCTTGGAGCCCGTGAACATGGAGCCGATGGCCTTCCCTGCCACATTCGCGGCGACCTTCAGTAATGCCAATTTGGACGCCATCTCTGTCCATTTAGTGCTGGACGTCTTGGCCTGCTTGCCTGCCTTCTCAGCAGCCCCGCCAACCTGTTTAATCGATGGGCTTGCCTTGTCGTTCAGGCGTATGACCATTTCTATGACGTTCTTGGCCATTAGTCACCCCTTGAGCAGGACGGTCGGGAACACGGGCGTGCCCGCCGTCGCCATCTGCTCGATGATCCGCGTGCTTGCCTTGTCGCGCTCGGTGTAGACCAGCATAGCAAGCCCCAATTCATACGGGTCCAACTCCAGAATTTCGTGGGGCCACTTCCCGTACATCTTGCCCAACTCCCCGATCATCAGCAGATACTCCGGCTGCTTTGCGAAACCCCGCAAGGCGTGTCGCCGCCTCATTTTCGTCTGTGGAAAGTGCCATGATCCGCTGGAACAACTTGTCCGAGACCCCGGCAGGCATTGAGCCCACCCAAAGAACGCCCTTGTCGGGGTCCTCCTTGCTCTTGTCGATCACCAGCTTCAAATCATCCCAGGCCCCTTCGCCGTCACCGACAGCCATGGTGCCCGCTGCAACCGTGGCCTCTTGGAGTGCCGCCAGGTCTGCGGCTTGCTTCGGGTTGATCCGCTTCATCATAGCGTCGACGTCCATGTCCTCGTCTGTTTCTGGTGTTGACATGGCAAGGGCAGCGAAACCGACCTTGGCGAGATCGGCGCTGCATATGCGACGGACCCGCCAGAATAGACCCCCTGCCTCCACCTCATCGATAGACGCGTTCCTGATTGCGTGTAAAATGCTCATTGGTATCCTCCCGGTTGAGCGTGTTGTTTAGTTACCGATTCCTGTGGCGTCATCATTCACGACCACGATGCTGCACCCTTCGTCACTGCCGTCTGATTGTCCGACCAGTGTGATACTCTGGCGCACGATGTTGGCGTCCGAAATTGGGTCGCTCACCTCGCTCAAATAGGCGTTATGGATATTCACGGTGAATGTACCAGCGCCACTGGAAAAGACGATTGTTGCATCGCTAACCGTGTCGGCGGTTAGTGCCAGTGCCAGTGCATCATCGACTTCGACGGTTACGGACATTTCAACGCTTTGAAAGTCGGAGCGCAGTGGCTGAAGGGTCAACGACGATCCCAACTTTTGACGGGTTGCCAAGCTGTTGTTCACGACCAGACTCATGTCGATCAGTGGATAGTTGACGCTGTTGAAACTTAGGGTGCCTGCCTGGTGGTGCAGAACCGGCGTCTCTGTGCCCGCGAAGTCGGAGTCGGTGTGCGTCGTGGACACGCGCCCGTTCGTGGTCTCTGAGATCACTGCACAGTCAATCGTGGCGACCCCGCCGGAACTCACTGCGAATGTGAAACTGTTGATGCGCGAGCCCTCGAATACCTCTGTCGTGCCGGTGCCTCGGACGTTGGCAATAGATAGCCCTGGCTTGTCCGTGGTTACATGGTCCGACAGTGTGTAGGTGTGGGTATATGGACCGCCGCCTGTGGTGGTCACCTTGCCGAGAGCGTGCTTTAAGATCATCCCGCAGTTTTCATATGTGGCTTCAATCTGAAAAGACCCGCCAGCATTGTCGGCCTGGACAAAGTGCGCACGCCGCATGGCACCTGCCGCACCCGTTCTCAGGGTCGGGCGTGGCACCTTCTCCACGGTCCTCAATAGGCTGGTGCTGATTGCTGGCCTCCATACGGTAGGCGAAACGGCCACCCCGTAGTTACCTGTCGTTTCTTCTCCGAAGCCCAATGCTGCGCCTCTGCCGTGGTAGATTGATGCCATTTAGGGCCTCCGTTTATGTTGGTTCTGTTACGTCTTGGACGCGGATGGTTGTTCTGAAATCGAGTTTGCGCCCGCCGGTCAATTCGACCGCCAGGATCGCCACGTAATTGGTGCCGGATGCTCCAGCCTTGATGGTGGTGCGGACCCAGCCAGGACCCACCATTCTGATCGACGTAGCATCAACCATAGACGGCACCGGGTTGCCGGCTGTCTCGACATCATAGCTGACGTTGTGTATTTCCTCGAACGATCGCGACCCCTGCGATGGGATGTGCCGCGATGCCAGAACCTTCGACAGGTTCCACCATAGATGGATCGTCTCAGACGCCGCCTTGTGTACCTCGGTCCGTGGGTTGGTACTGCCTGGTGTCTCGGGCCGTGCCATGACCACCCGCTGCGAACCGCTGCCCGGTGTGCCGACCTGAATGGTGCCTGTCTTGGCTGTGCCTGCTGCGGTGAATGAACCGCCCGCCGCCGATGCTGCTGCGTTGCCCCAATAGACCCACAGCAGAACACCCGCCACCGCT